CGATCTGCACATCGGCCTGACCGTCAATCGGCAGCGTCTTGATGCTCGGCTTGTTCTGCTTGGCGTCGTTGATGATCTGCAAATTGTGCTGGCGCACCTTGTTGATCGTCAGGCACGGACGTTGATCGCCGTCGCGCGATTGCCTGATCTGGTCGGGCCATTGCCAGTTGTTGTCGGGGTCGCCGTTGGCAAACTTCATATCCTCGACGAACAGCTTGCGGAACGACGACTCGGCATCCTCGCAACGGGCGAAACGATCCTTCGCTTCCTTGACGATCGGATCGAGATCGCTCGATTCAGCGTCGGATTTGCGTTTGCGTGCCATTTAGCCCATCCAGGCGCCAGCACCATGCACGGTGCGGCGGATTACAGGTTTGCTCGGCTTCGGAGCCTTCCCAGCACGTCGGGCGCCCTCGCAGGCATAGCGCAGCGCGTCGATCACGTGGTTATCCTTGTCTTCGAGAATCGGCAGGATCGCCCCGGTTAACGGGTCTTCCTTGTATTTGTAGAGCGTCAGTTCGTCGATCAGATGCTTGCAGCGCGGATGCACAACGATGTCAAACGACTTCAGGAACTCGACGCCCTCTTCAAGCGATTTCGCGCCCTTGATGGCTGCGCGGATCTTCGGGAAACCGTTCTTCTGCATGTGGCTGATCGTCTCGGGCCGCGCAGAATCAGCCGTGATCGGCCACTTCTCGGCGTCAGGCACGCCCATGAACAGCTCAGGCAGGTTCACAATCTCGCAGCCAACCATGTACGCTTCGTAATCGACATACAGGCGATTGCCTTCAATGTCGCAGCGGATCAGCACAGAGGGATCGACCGAGAAGCCCCAGTCAGCACCAAGCCTGTGAATCGTCCCGGCAGGCCGCTCGAACTCTTCGACGCGCCAATTGCGGAACACGCGGGCTTCGCTGTTCTGCTGATATGCGCCAAGCCAGATATGGGCATACTTGTCCGGGTCGCGAGACTTGTCGTATTCCATTTCATCGACAAGCTCCTGCGGGAACCACGGGTTATCGCTGAAATTCGCCTCGACGATCACTGCATTCGGCGGTGCGTTCTCGCCTCGCAGCAGCACATCAACAGGATCAGTGCTGAAACGCGGGTTCCAGCTAAACCACAGTTCGCTGCCCGGCGCGCGGATTGTCGGCCGCAATAGATCAAGGCTGCGCTGACTGGCTGACTGCGCTTCCTCGAACCAGGCAATCTTGAATCCCTCAAGCGATTTGATGGAATCGCTCGTGTGATCCTGCATCCCCTGAAAGATGACGACGCCGCCCTGCTTGGAATTGATCTGCGCGTCCAGCACGTCGAAGTAATAGCCCGCGTTCAGGCTCTCGATCTTGCTCTCGATGAGCTTCTTGACCGAGAACTTCAGCGACTTCTGAATCTCGCGCAGGCAGACTGCATCGGTCTTTTCGCGGATGCATTCCTCAACCAGCATCTCAGCGAAGAAGTGGGACTTTCCCGAACCTCGGCCGCCGTAAGCACCCTTGTAGCGAGCAGGATTGAGCAGCGGCAGATATACGCGCGGCGTCTCAATCGTCAGCGTGCTCATTTCGGATCGACGATCTTGCGCTCGATGCGGTGGATCAACTCGTGCTCGCCGTTCTCTCCCGTCCCTTGAATCTGCGACAGGTCGGGCAGTGTCTTCTTAAGCAATATCTCTATTGCCCTCATGCGCGTTGGGCTCAACTCGGACTGCTCTCCATCCTTTCCTGGCTCACCAAGCGCATGATTTTGCAAGACATTTATTAGCTGACTTACTTTAATCTTGGTCCGCACGTCATCCTGATGCGTCTTGCGGAGACGAGCGGCCATGACTAGACCTCTTCCTTGCTGAAATCCTGTGTAGGCGGCAGGATCAATTCATCCAGAGGGCAAGATCCAATCCTTCCCTCGCCGGCCTTCGGGAATTGCCCGTGAGGCAAAATGACAGTCACCCATGCGTCATCGAACTGATCTGTGTTGGGATTCCAACGTGGCGCGTCGAAATCGACAGTGACTTCCTTCCCCCGGTTAGGGCCGGACTTGATGACCATCTGGACCTTACTCACAGCACAGCCCGCACATGCCCGACGATCGCTTCGAACTCATCGAGTGCGACACGTTCGGCGTTGGCGAGCTTCGCGCGGAAGGCTGCGATCTTCGCTTCGAGTAGCATCAGATGCGATTCGCGCGGGAGTTCGTCACCAGCTTCGGCTCCAGTCGCTTGCGAGCCAGAGTTGACCGCATTCGCATCGGAACTGGTCAAGGGGGCGCTCGAAGAGATTCCCGGGACGAGAGAGCCAGGCGTTCCGGTATCGAAGTTTGGGGCGTCAACCACCGGAGCAGCGTTCACCAGCACGTTTCCAGTGACGGGCATAACAACAGCGACGCCACTCAACGCGCCGCTAAACGTATCGCCGTTCTGGATGGTGCCAGGCTCTGTGCTGCTCGGCGCTGCGTCGCTCATCTGTGCTGCTGCTTCTGCAATCGGATCACTCATGATTCACTCCAATGGTTGAGGGGTGTTGCAGCCCGCGCCGAAAAGAGTTCCGGCAAGCCGGCGGAGACTTTCGGCTTACGCTTCGTCTGCAACTGACGCGGTTATCGCACTCACGCCCTGCGGAAGAAGTGCCAGCCCGGTTGTGCTCCGCGACGCCGACCGCCGCGTGACTGGCCGTAAACGAAAAAGCCCCGCGCGGCGTGAACCGGACGAGGCTTTTGGGGAATTCAGTTTTCTCTAGGCGAGCGAACTCACCACAGTTGGATATGCTAAATCAAAATTTCCGGGTTTACAACTGTTTTTATCGATCATCCCGAGCGCCACCAGCTTAGGGCAAAGGATCGCCTTCGCTTGAGAGTAGTCGTCGGCTTGTGCGTCAGGATAGCGCGGATTTGTCCACACCGCATATTCCGACTGGAAATTTCTCATAGCCGTATTGATCGCCACCCGGTAGCGAGTCTCGAGAGCGTGAATCAGCGGCTCGATTACCTTTCCGACGCTCTCCTTGATGTTCCATTCGACCTCTGCGTTCAGGTCGTCGTAATCCATCCACTGACGGCTGATGCGGAAATCGCGGCATGCAGGCTCAGCCTTCCCGTATCCGAGCGCCGGCGAATAGTTCTGGTTCCATTCGAACCAGTCGAGCAGGAGTTCGTCGATGCGATCCATGATTTCCCCGATCTATCCGTTGTTGCCGCGCGCTGCCGAGACAGCGAACCAGGCTATGAGGCCGAGAATGAGCAGCGCGGCGACGATTGCGATTGCTGTTTTCATGTCAGGCCCCAAAGTTGGCGAACTCACCGTGAAGCTGGACGGCGGCCGCTGTGTATGCCTCAAATGCCTTTTCCGGACTATCAAACCCTCCAAGATTCTTGGTTTTCCCGTGAGCAGTAATGTGCGCCAGCCATTTCCCCCTCGTTTTGCTCCAACTAACCCCTTTGAACCCAGTCGTATTGATCCTACTGGCCCCGCGATTGCACCCATTCTGGGACTGGTCACAAATTCTCAAATTGTCGCGGCGATTGTCGAGTTTGTTTCCGTTCCTATGATCAACGCGCCTTGTGTCTCCATATTCAAGGCCCATAATCATCCGATGCATACCTAGCACATAACGCTTGCGCTTTCCGCGCGCACGTTCGTCAGGCTGCTGACGGGCTGCATAGCCCACGCTATAGAACCACGAGAAAGCGCTCAACGCGTCATAGTCTTCATCATCAACAAGCGCCACATTCCCGCCGCTTACCGGAATTGTCTTCATATCGAGCGTCCACATAAGAATCCCCACTTCGCCTAAGCGAAAACGTCATCGCTAATACCCTGCTTCGGATCGGCGCCGTCAGCCAGCCCGCTATACGCACAGAAATGCTCGAAGTCCGCTTCGAACTTCTCCCATTGCTCGGGAGTCAGGCGAGCGCGGGATAGCTCGAGGGATTTGGTGGGGTAGGCGTAGCACATGTCGGCCACTATTGAACGGAAACGTCCGGGATGATCGTCGAAGGTTTGAAAATGACCTTGTAGTGATATGGGCTCACGTCGGCTGCGTCGATCTGCTCGACGAAGTAGCTGACGTTGCGCGAAAGGCCGAGGAAATGCTTCTTGTACTTGCCAGCTCCCACCTTGCAGGTCACAGAAAGCTCACCGGCCGGGTCGGCGTTGCCAAGCGAACACAAACCTTCGATGGTCATCATGTAGCTGCTGTCGATGGTGTTGTAGAACACGATGCGCCGCTCGATCTCAAATTGATCGGCAGCAACGGAAAGATTTTTGGATGCGACATTGGCCTCCCGGTCGCATCCAGATAAAACCGACAGGAACCCAACGGCGGCCAATATTGCGATTCGCTTCATGTGTTTTTCTCCAAAAGGTGATTGGGCTTACTTGTGTTCGCCGCCAGCCGCGTCACGCACAGCACCGCCTCTTCTGGCGTCTCGACGGTGTAGATTGGGCCTGTCCATGCTGCGTGAAACTCGGCTTGCGCAGGGGTGAGGCGGCGTTTGCTAGGGGGTTGAAGCGGGTCTTTGATTTCCATGAGACAGGTGCGGCCGTGGTAATCAACCACGAGGTCGGTCATCCCCTGCCCCATTGTGTGAGTGCACACGACGCGCGCCCCGATGGCACGCAGAGCGGCAACTATTTCGGGCTGGTTACGATCGATTTTGGCGGCGTATTTCATTTCGCCTCGCTCAGCTTGCGCATCGTCTTCGGCCCACAGATGATCGTGCGGCCGTTGTCAATGGAGTAAATCTTGTCCTCGGTGCCGAAGAACTGGCGCATCCAGTCGCGCAGCTCGGAGTTGAACTTTTCCGGCATCAGGTTTGCGAATGCAGGATTTGGCGTCATGCGCGGCACGTCATCGCACAACTGATTTATACGAATGTCCACGCCGAAAAGGCTTGAATAATTATCGATATTCATGCCGGCTCCTTTAGATCCTCGGTTACTTCGTCGTCAACGGGTAGGCCGCTTACAGGCTTCATCCAATCGTCCGGTCCGTAAAGAGGCCGCGCTGAGTCTCTGCGCACGCGATAGTCAAGATCGCGCAGTCCAACGGCTTCGCTGATGTTCTCGCCGTCAACGAACCAAAGAGGCCCAAACCGATCATCAGTCTTGTAAAACTTCAAGACCATGACGATCTTCCCAATATTGGCGGGCACCATCGACTTGACGATAATCGCCAGATCACCAGGTTTGCAGTTCATGATTGCGTCCTCGAAATAACCCACGACAGCAAATCCATCTCGTCGCACTTGAGCTGACGAAGAATGCTGCGGTCTCCGTGAATTCCCCGGCTGCCGCGGTGGCAGTCAGGGCAAAGCGGCACAGCAAGCCAGTGCTGCGCGCGCTGTGCCATCCCCTGACCTTCGCGAACGTGGTGGATCTCGACGGGCGTATCTTCTTCGCCGATGCCAAGCAGCGTGCAACAGGCGCAGCCTAGGCGCGCGACCTTGCCGAGATAGGTGGATTCAGCGCGTGTCATGCTGCCGCCCGTAGCTGGTTCACTGTTGAGGCAAACGGATTAGCCTCGGCGCGGCGCATGTGATGCCTAGCGCGCGCCCGATGGCGCTCTTGCTCGATTCCTTGCGGCTTCGGACGCGGCGCATCTTCTCCAGCGCCGAGGCTCCAGCGGCGCGTCGGGGTTCCATTGCGCGGCGCCCAGCTCGAGATATACACAGAGCGGTTTTTCTCAGCGTGGTTTTCCTTGAGCAGATGAACGACTTGCCGCGAGGTGCATCCGATTGCCTCGGCGAGTTCGATGCTCGTCAGGTCCGGCGTTTCCTTAAGCGTCAGGACAATCGCTGTCCATATCCATGACGAGAATCCGCGCTTCTTCGTTCCGCGCAGGTGGGAGATGGCACGCTGCACGCCGTAAAGAGTACGGCCCGGGAGTCGATGCAACTGCGACTTCACCGTTTTCCCGCTCCATTTGATCTCCCGCAGGATCTTCTTTTCAGCCGGGCTGAAATTCTTGCCGCGGCGCGATTCCGGCTCGGGCTTTTTAGCCGGGGGGCGCTCCCTCACCAGGACGCGCGCCGCATCAACGCCCTTTCCGTGAGCGTAGAGCTTCACCTTCCTGTTTCCGCCAAGCGGACTAGGCCCGAAGGAATCGACGTGGATCATGCCGGCGCTATGAGCCAGTCGGATGTATTTATCGACTGACTGCCTGAAATCCCCCGTCAACTCAGTCAATCGGTTCGGCGATACCGGGCCGTGCTTCTCGATCAAGGCAACGATCTCTTGGATTTTCCTTTGCGGCTTAGCCATGTTTTGACTCCGAATAATGCTGCATCGCATGTGTTGGGCCGATCACCTTCGCCGTTGGAACTGCCAACGGAATCCGCTTCGGCTGGCCGATGTCTTTCGTAGCGTCAATCAGCATGCGCTCAAGCCGCATAAGCCATGCGCGCGTTCCACCAGCCTTTTTGTCCTGCTCGCCCATCAGAAGGTCTTTTCGGTCGCAGCGGATAAGGCGCTCCTGGATCATTCGATAAGCATCTGGCACGTCGTAGAAAGACGAGTAATGCTTGCGAATGTCGAGCGTCGATTGAACGATCGGCGCCAGGTCATCGCCACGCAGTTCCTGTGAGATAGCGTCGTTCACAGAGGACGGCTTATTGACGTGGCAAAAGCAGTACCAGCGACCGTCGCTTCCAATCGATCCCAGCAAAGGACATCCGTACGCCGCGCACATGCCCCAAGGGCGGCCTTCATTTACTTCGTTCATGCTGCGTGCTCCTGTTGCTGAATGACGGCCCTGCAACGCTCCGCCAACGTGGAATGCGTCTCGCCTGCCCGCGGGTAGATGCCAAGCTCAGATGCCTTACGCTCGATACCGGCCGGCGAGCGATCCCAGTTATCGAATTTCGGTTTTGCAGGGGAAACGCCGGTGAGCTTCACCTGAGCCGCCTGGCTCTTCCAGCCCTCGAGCTTTTTCAGAACGTAGCCAATCGAGACTGCTTCATTCGGCTTGGACTCCCTCGTTTCCTTGCAGCAAGCCTCCAGCGTTTCCAGATCAACGCCCTGCTCAGCAAGAGCGATAACGCTCGGGTGACTCGGATTCGAATTGATTGAGTACTTGCGAAGCACGATTGAAATTTGCGCAGGCATGCTCGGTGTATGTGTTGTTTCTTCTCTTTCTCTTTCTCTTTCTCTAGCTAACGCATCTGTAACTTCGTCATCGACTTTCTGTAACGCTGTCTGCGTTACATCAGCGTTACCTCGATGATTTGCAACTCGCTTTGCAGTAACGGCGCGCTTCTTCGCGGAGGCTCCGTTGTGTTCCTCGAAACGACAAAGAGCAACGCCTTGAGGATCGTCGGATAGCCACCCGATCTGGATTAAGGCGCTAGCGAACCCCGCAATCCCAGTCTTGCGGTCTATCGAGCGAGCGGACAACCCGGGCATGCATCCATCTTCGGAATGCTGGTCAGCGGTAGCCCATAGCCAATACAACCCGCCGACGATGACGGCCTCACTGGTGTCAGTGAGATCACATAGACGCGCAACCCTAGGGTCATCCCAAAGGTTGCTGCGCATCTTGATCCAGTCACCGGCCATGTCAGTTCCTAAGCAACTTCCAGCAGCCCAATGCGCAAATCACAAAGAGCCCAACCATCCAGAGCGAAATGAAGTCGCTCACGCTGCGCTCCGCTCGAGCATCGCGATACGTGCATGCAAGCGCGCGATCTGCTCGGCCGGCGACTCGATCAACTCCGCAAGTTGGTTCTTGCGCATTTCCGCGTACTGGCTGATTGCCCAGTTCGAGCAAAGATGCTGAAGAATCAATTCCTGATCGGTCGTCAGATAGCCCTGACCGTTCTTCACCTTCGTCAGGTGCGGGGCCGCAAAGCCCAGGTATTCCGCGATCTCGCCCTCACGAATACGGCGAACGCGCTTGTCGAGACAGAGCCGAATAGCGTCGCCGTAGTCCTCGCAGGTCTCGACCAATCCGCTATCCAGATGCCGAGGCTTGGGGATCTCCATCAGCACCGGCAAAGCCAGTTGCATGAGGTCATTGAAATTTTTCATCGGTATTAACCGTTGTTGGCTGTTGCGTTAACTGTTGCAACGCAGCGAAATTTTAGGGGTCCTAAGACCCCCAAAGAAAAATGAAAAACTCAAGCAACCATCTTGGCGAGCTTTTCGCCGCCGCTTGTGCCGCCCACTGGTGGCTGAACGTCGTCGCTGGCTTTCGCGCGATCGACGATATTGCTGGGCGGCCAGCCGACCAACTCTTCGCGGTTCTCGCCAGTCAGCTCGGAGAGCAAAATGCATCTGTCGGCCGGGACGCGGCCGCGCTTGATCCAATCCTGAACCGCCTGGTAAGAGACGCCCATTTGCCGCGCCATATCGGCAATGGAGTCGAACTTGGCGACGGCTCGCTTGAGTGCAGGGTTCTTCTTGCTCATGGCTTATGTCAGAGGTTGTTGAATCTGAAACCCATCTTAGCACAAGCGTGGCTTGTACCACAAGAAACATTTCAATTGCCACAAGGTTTCCCTGTGGAGAAAATGGCGCCATGAACTTCCATAAACGTCTGAGGAAACTGCAAGCTGATAACGGCCTGACTTTCAAGGCCATAGCCGACGCATGCTCGGTCAGCTATCAGACGGTGCAGCAGTGGGCGAAAGAAGACGGGACATTCCCGAAGATAGAAAACCTGGAGCCGCTTGCCGGCGTGCTAAAAACAACGCCCTGGTTCCTTCTCTTTGGAATTCATGCAGGCGGCGAATCAGCGAATAGAGACCCTTTCCCCCCTCTGTCCGACGAAGCGGAAGATCTGATTCAGTGTGTCATGCACCTGGACAGGGGCGATTCTTACAGCAGAAAGTTATTCGAAGCGACTAAGGGTTTACTGCTACTCGCGTTGCAGGACAAACGGCCGGAAGATGCACAAGCGGGACTTGATTTGCCTACTCTTACAGCTCAGCGCCTCGAGCAGGGAGAAAAGCAAGCGCAAGAAATACTGGCCCGCGACCTTCCATCCGGGGAAAAGCATGAGCCACCAAAGCGCCGCGGTCATTGATCTGGAAACATACAGACGGGCACGCATACCTGAGAGCAACACCAAACGAGAAGCCAAGGAAGACCCACTACATTTAACCGCCGAACTCGCCTGGCATCTTCTCCAGGCGATCCAGGTCGTCAAAAAACTCCCCCACTGATAACCCTCCCGCTTCGGCGGGATTTTTTTCGCTCTCTCGCACAGTTTTTACTTGCGTCACAGTTTCTTCTTGTGTACAGTACTCACATCAGCAACACCACACCACGCAACTCTGTGAGGCGCGAAATGAACTTCCACCGGCTGCATACCGTGATCGTCCTTCTGGCTAATGCCTACCTCGAAATTGCCTGTCCGAACATGGAGCAGCCGGAAATGCGCCGTCACTGGCTGATGCGTCGGACGGTGGACTATCGCAACGTCTGCTGGTGCTAAGGAGAGCGACATGGAACTCGAAAAAAGCGGAAAGATTGCCGCAAATATCCGCCAGTTGATTGCGGAGCTGGAGCGTCAGGTCAAAGAGCAATCGCACGAGAACACGACTGAATTCCGCGTCGTTATCACGCACGAAGGCGCGCAGGTTTCGCAGATCACTAGCGGCCCCGAGTACCTGCGCTCGAACGGGTTGACGGCCACGAACCTTCGCGGCGAACGGATCGTTTAGGAGCCAATCATGAGCACACTGAACTACTGCGCAAAGCAAGCCACGGCGATGGCTGATTTCGCCACCGAGAGCGCCAAGTCAAAGATGGACAGCTCTATCGACTCCGAGGAATCACGCGAGGAAATGATCGCGGCGCGCACTCAGGAGCTGATCGTCAAGCGCATGGTGGAAATGGCGCCCATCGACATTGTTGCTGGCCTGCAAGGTGCGAATGAAGGCGCGGCAGCAGTGATGCGGACTCATCTGCTGTCGGGAAACATGGAAGTGTTCGGTGTCATGGCGCGCGCTCTGGTGCATCTGCACATCGAGCAGGACTCCGAGATTATGGCGCGCGACTGGATGGACAAGATTGATGCAGAAGTTGCCAGGTGGGGTGCGCAATGAAAAAGCCTCTTGCTGGAAAGCGTGCCTTCGAAGCTAGGGGACGCCGCGCGCAAGGTCTCGGGCTTCCGCTCACGATGCGCGGTAAAGGTAACTGGCCGAATTGGGCGATCGCTGCTTACGGACGCGGGTACGCAATGAACGGAGCGTTGAAATGATCCCCCTCGGCTACTTCCTTGCCTATTGCTTAATGGCTGCGCCCTTCATCGCTCTGGTGCGAGGTGGGGAATGAGCGATTACTCAAGACTTGTCACGAGCGCTGAAGTCTACGCCGTGATCATGGCGCGCCACCGCGATCAGATGTCTGCATTCGGTTCTTTCAGCGATCCCGATGGCACGTTCAATGGTGGCTCTGGCGAAGTCGGCCGGATGGACACAATTTGGGGAATCGCAGGCTGCGATTATCCGATTCTGGAAATTCAGACGCGATGGGATATTGATCCGGAGCAGCCTCATAAACGCATCAACCAGAAGCATTCCTATTTTCTGCTGATGGCGGAAAAGGATGAATCGTGAACATCGAACCGCATTCCGATCTGCGCGGAGCCGATGCACTGATTCTGGCGTGGGCTGCTCTGTTCGGTGCGTGCTTCTCGACGCTGCTGCTGATTTCGTTTTTCGGCGACCGCTTTCTCAACTCACTTTGCCGGGGCTGACATGCGCGCTGCTATCGACTGGAGCATAGCCGTGGTGTGCGGCGTCTTGCTGGCTCTCGCTGGCGTTCACGGGTGGACAACATGAATGAAGAACTGAAAGACGCGGAGCGGGAAGCGTTTGAGAATTGCCTGAACGCGGGGACTTTCGACGTTGATCGTGTGAGCGACTTCCACGATTTCGAGATTGAGGCGGCGTGGAGGGGATGGCAAGCCCGCGCCGCTCTCACCGCCGAAAAGGTGGCGGACGATGCTCGCGACGCAGCCCGCTATAGGTGGCTGCGTCAAAACTGCTTTGATTGGGCCGCTCCGGGAGAAGGAGATTCGTTCGATCACATCGAACTGCACTTTGAACATGAGTTGTTGGGACGCGATGACTCAACAGTAGACGAGGCGATTGACGCAGAAATCGCCCACAACCATCTCACTGCCGGAGCCAAGTCATGAAGCGCTGGAACGAATTCTCGAATCGCCACCCGCTGCTGTCCATTGTCCTCGGGTATCTCGTAGTAGTGGCGATAGCGCTGGTACTGCTGCCGGATGACTCGGTGCAGATGGCCGCGGCGATACATAGAACATGAACGCGCGTGATTGGCACGCGGCAGACACTTTACAGGCTTACGAGGAGCAGGCAATGGAACTCGCAGAAAAGAACGCTGTGACCGATTACGACATCGTGGAAGAACAGCACCCGACAGGGATCATGCGCGCGCCGCAGCAGCAGGCTATTTCGACGGTTAGCGCGACGCCGGCCGATCTGTTGCGGATTGCTGTCGAAAGCGGCGCTGACCTAGATCGTCTCGAGCGGTTGATGGCTCTCCAGGAGCGCTGGGAGGCATCGGAGGCGAAGAAAGCATTCCATGTCGCTATGTCCTCATTCAAATCTGAGCCGGTGGAGATATTCAAGCGCAAGCAAGTCGGCTATACCACCAAAGACGGCGACTTTGTTGGCTACAAGCATGCTGAACTTTCAGACGTAGCGGATGCCGTCGGTCCGGCTATGGCGAAGCATGATCTTTCGTATCGCTGGGACGTGAGGCAGGAAAGCGGTCAGATCACTGTGACTTGCATCGTTACGCATGTCCGCGGTCATTCAGAATCAGTCGTGATGAGTGCGGCGCCTGACAGCTCGGGGAAAAAGAATCCGATCCAGCAGGTTGCATCGGCAATCAGCTATTTGCAGCGCTACACCCTTCTTTCTGTGACTGGTATGGCAACGAAGGGAATGGATGACGACGGCGGGAAAGCAGACCAAACGGCCGATGAACTGGAAGCGCAAGCCAAGGCGCAAGCCGCTGTTGATGATTGGATTTCCAAGGTGAAATCCTCAAATACGGAGCAGGCCGTTCGAGATACATGGAAGATTGCGGCGCCTGCGCTTCATCCGTTCGGAAAGGATGCACATCAGGCCGTGAAAAGCGCTGTCGAAAGCAAGATCGCTGACTTCAAGGCGGCTCAATGAAGATCATCCAGTGTGAGCAAGGCTCGCCTGAATGGCTGCGAGCCCGAGCGGGATGCATAACCGCAAGCATGTTCTCTACCGTGCGCAAGAAGGTCGGATGCCTTGATGAGCGGCAGACGCAGTATGTCGCAATGCGCCGGCTGGGCGTGCCTGAGAAAGAGGCTATGGAGACGGCTGGCTACAAGGTCGTTCCCAAGTCCGACATCATCACGCGCGCGCTTGCTGGTGAAAAGATTGGCGACTGGTCTGATGCTGCAAAAGACTACGCGTTCCGCCTAGCAATCGAGCGCATCAGCGGGACGCCTCTCGATGACGGTTTCGAGACGTGGAGCATGAGACGAGGCCACGAACTTGAGCCACACGCTCGGATGGAGCATGAGGCGCAGACGGGACTCTTGGTAGAGCGAGCCGGGTTTGTCACAACGGATGATGGTGTGTTCGGAGCGAGCGCAGACGGCCTGATTGATCCTGACGGCGGCAGCGAATACAAGTGTTTCCTCGCGCCCGACAAGCTTCGCACGATCCTGATCGACCATGACGCAAAAGACGTGATGGAACAGGCGCAAGGGTGCATGTGGCTATGCGGCAGGAAGTGGTGGCATGTTGGTCTGTACTGCCCTGCTCTTGAGTCTGTAGGCAAGCAATTCACGATGATCTCCGTCAATCGAGACGAGGAATTCATCGAGAAAATGGAACTTGATCTGATTGAGTTCGCGGGCTTCGTCGATCAATACGAAGCTGCACTTCGGAGGCAAGCAGCATGACAGTCTACGTTCTTCGCACGGCTGAGATTGCCAGTCGCATGCTGGCGGAAATAAAGACGATCGCCGGCCCCGCAGCAGCAGCAGGAAAGCCGGTTGTGGTCGAGGTAACTGACTACGACAGCATAGGCTCTAACGAGCAACTTCGGTTTCTGTTTGGTGCGGTACTCAGCCAAATTTCTGAACAGGTGGAACTGGACGGGAAACGATTCGATAAGGACGCTTGGTACGGGCATTACCTGCATAAATTCGCGCCCAAGAAAGACACGCCTAGCGGATTGATCCCGATCGGAGTCAGTCAGATGAAAAAGCGCGAACGGGCGGAATTCACTACGAAGATTCAGGCTGACGCGGCGCAGGAATATGGCGTCGAGTTCGCATAACGATTACCCCCGAACCGCGCAGACAGCGCGGCGTGCTTAGGGCGGCTAGGTCAGCGCCCGTTTTTTACAACTGTTCGGCTATGCCGGCGAGGGAATATGAGCAAAGAACGTCCGATCCTGTTCAGCGGCACCGATGTGGTACGCGCTCTGCTCGACGGCAGCAAGACGCAGACGCGCCGACCGGTAAAGGGCTTTGCGCTAGAACTGCTGAAGCCCGATAACTTCACGCCCGAATACGTCGCTCTGCCCGAAAACGGAAACAGTCCGTATGGGTATGCGGGTGACCGTCTGTGGGTGCGCGAGACGTGGATGGATCTCACTGGAACCGGAATCGAGCGCTCGACAGGTGACCACAGCCGGTATGCATATGGCGCCGATACCCCGCCGGGCAGCTATGGCGATCAATGCCGCAAGGATTACGGGCTTAAGTGGCGTCCGTCTATCCACATGCCGCGCCCGGCGTCGCGCATCACGCTAGAAGTCACTGGCGTGCGGGTCGAGCGGTTGCACGACATCTCGCACGACGACGCCTTGGCCGAAGGTGTGGCGAACTTCGCATCGACGCTGAACGACGAGCCGCACCCGAGCGGAGAATCGCCGGAGCAGGCTTCTAGGCGGCTTAAGTGGCCACAACGCCAGTTTCGCGCGTTGTGGGAATCGATAAACGGCGCCGAGTCGTGGGCCGCGAACCCTTGGGTCTGGGTCGTCGAATTCAAGCGCCTCTGATCTGACCAACCCGCAAGGAACCCGACATGAAGCGCGACTGCTTGGATTGCATTCACAGCACCCGCGGCGAATACCCGAAGTGCCGGCATCCAAGAAATCTTCGGGCTGATCTGTTTGGCGAATACCCGGTGTTTGTGTATTGCTTCGGCCACCGCGAATTTGGCGGTGTCGATGAACAGAGAATGCCAGCGATCTGCGGCAAGTCCGGACGATGGTTTGACGATGGCGAACAATAGGAACCCGACATGAATACCACCACTACCAAGATCGCTGGAGAGGCTATGCAAATCACAGACGAGCAGATTGACAAGCTGATTCGGGAGTACCGGCTGGATGGCACGGACAGTGTCGCAATGTTCAACTTTGCCCGCGCCCTGCTTGCAAGCACGGCTGCCGCAGAAGATTGGGCGCGACTTGCAAAGATCGGAGTCCGCCAAAACGCCGGATCTGGTATCTCACCCCCCACCGCTCCCGCGCAATCGTGCGGTGATTGCCATGACGGCGAGTGCTATGTGGACGGATCTGAAAATTGCATCCTTAGGGTTGCCGCGCAATCGTGCGGTGACGCATACGCGGGAGCGCGCGAGGACTTGGCTATCTGGAAGAAACGCGCACTCGAAGCCGAAGCGCTGAATCGTAAGTTCATGGACGAAATCAACGGGCTAACTCATATGGGCGAGCCACATTTATCGTGCGGTGACGCCGAGCAAGCAGACGAGGCGGTGGCGCGGGATGCGGAGCGTTATCGGTGGATGCGAGACTTCAATGTTCGCTGCAAGGATGGCGTAGATGTTAAACCGCCCTGCGAGCATGTTTTCGCATCAATATATTCGCATGCAGTCGGGACGATCCCAGCTACACGCCTGGTAACTGGTGATGAGCTAGACCGTGCCATCGACGCCGCTCGCGCAAAGGACAGCAAATGAACACGACAAATCACACTTCGCCGAGCGGTGAGGACGCCGCAAATGGGGCGATTGGGGAGCGGGAACACCCTGCATGGGAGCACGAGCTTAAGACCGACCCGGAAGTATTTGCGGCCGTGCTGGATGGCAGCAAGACGCACGAAATCCGCTTCAATGACCGCGATTTCAAGATAGGCGACACGCTGCTGCTTCGCGAGACGCGCTACACCGGTCAGGAAATGCGTGGCCCTGAGCCGCGCCCGCTTGAATACACGGGGCGCGAGACAACTCGCGTGGTGAGTCACGTGTTGGAAGGTTATGGCCTGAAACCGGGCTGGGTGATTCTGTCGTTCGCCCGCGCCGCTCTCACCGCCGAAAAGGTGGCAGCGGAGCCGGTGGCGTATGACATGACTTACACAAACGGGAACCGTAGCTTGGTCTACCCTAAAGAATTGGCGCACATCGAAAAAGCCCGAATCGTGACCGGTTATGTCGCGGCGCCGCTCTACACCGCCCCGCAACCAGCACAGACACAGGTGGCGCTGACGGACATAGATCAATATCGCATGCAGATGGCCGGAATCTGCACGGCAGCGCTTGGGCACTGGAAGGAAGGCGACGATTTGCACCCCGACTACGACACTCCCGCCCTGCACGATGTCGCAGCACTTTATGCCAAATACGAGGAGAATCGCGCCCTTCTCGCCGCGCAACCTGTGAGCGGAGGGAAATCGTGACTGACGTTGAGCGCTTCGAATCGGTGATGTCTGAAAGGCTTGGCCCGCACGCCATCATCAAAGTTGAAGGTGAGTACGTTCAGCCGGCCATGCGGCTCGCGTTGATTGCATGGCAAGCATCCCGCCGCGCTGCGCTCGAGGAAGCGGCGGTCGCCTGCGACGACGTAGCCAAGGCCCGCAGCGTGGTCGAAATGGCCGTCGGCGCAAAGCTCTGCGTGGATGCTATCCGCAAACTCGCCAAGGAGACAAATAATGGTTGAAGACCTGATTAAGCGGCTGCGGGACACGGTCGAGGAAGAGGCTGGCCACGGCGTGCGCAACGAAGCCGCCGATCTGATCAAGCGTCAGGCAGAAGACATCGCCGAGAACGATGCGATTATTGACGAATTGCGCGACCACCTCACCGCCCTTGAGTCCGAGCGCGACGCTCTACTCGCGGCAGCATGGAAAGAGGCGGTGGCGATCTATCAGGTGCAGACGTCATGCAACGGATGGACGGATCATAGCCGGGAAGAGTATGAAGGTGCCCGACTACCGCGCCGCGTCGTCTACACCGCTCCCACCGCCGCTCTTGAGAAGGGAGGCGGGCGGGATGCGTGGCAGCCGATTGAGACGGCGCCGAAGGACTGCGTAATCCAGTTATGGGTGCCGCCGTTCGGCATATGGATTGATGGGCCGTGGCGCGGAGCATGGAGCTACGTCGCTCAGCAATGGACTTTGCATAGCCCATTTACCGCTGCAGACGGCAGGAGCATTTCCGCCTCTGCCATTCCTCATCCGACGCACTGGCAGCCACTACCCGCACCGCCGGCCGCCCTGTCTCAGAAAGCGGGAGAGCAGCAGTAAATGGCAGACGCAGCACAACGCATGGTTGAAACCACGAAGAACGCATGGGGTGTTAAATGAAAGTCAGGTTGGATGAATGGCTCAAGCGTGAATTCGATCCGCCGCCGGCTATCCGCACTGCTCGCCTGTGGATCAACGCAGGGAAAATCTATCCGGCACCGGTAAAGGTTGGCCGGTCGTACTATGTTGAGCAGAACGCCGTTTTCAATGACGGAACCGCGCGCCCTTCTCTCGCCCACAGGGTATTACAAAAACATGGCCGCACGTCCTAGAATTCGCCGCCGAGCAAACTGGCCGGACAATCTGTATGAACCGCGCCCAGGCTATTACACATGGCGCGACCCGATCAGCAAAGAGACGCATATTCTCGGTCGCATGCCTCTCGCCCAAGCGATCCACGAAGCACAGGAGGCTAATCTGGCGCTCGTCAGCCTGAAGCCGAAGATGACGCTTGCCGAGCGCCTCAACTTGCGCAAGGAAACAGTAAATGACCTTCTGCTAAAAATGCCGACCCGAGGAGCAGACAGCACCATTCGAAGCCGAAAATACTACGATGCTTACATAAGCAAGTGCATTGGATCTGTCCCATGCGCAGAGCTGACAACGAAGCACATCGCGGACATGCTAGAGCAACTGATCGATGCAGGGAAAGCCCCATCTGCCCATAACATTCGCACACGTCTTGTTGCCATCTGCAAGCGAGGCGCTGCGCTAGGTTGGATAACCAGCGGAAATCCGGCAGCCAACACAGAGCAGGAAAGGCTAATCGTCAAGCGGCGCCGGCTGCGTGGGATCGAGGAATTTAACGCGATCTACGAGAAGGCGCCAGAGGTATGCGACTGGCTGCAAAACGCCATGCTGCTTGCCCTTGTCTCAGGACAGGATCGTTCTACCTGCGCACGGTGGGAGCGCGCATCAATAAAGGATGGAATCGCAACCGCGTTCCGCAAGAAGACCAAGGTATATATCGAGATCCCGACTTCTCTGCGCATGGATGCGATCGGCATGTCACTCGCTGACGTGATCGCGCGGTGCAGATCGACTGGCGTCGTCAGTAAATATCTGATCCATCACGTCCGAAACAAGGGCGGCGCAAAGAGCGGTCAGCCTGTCAAGATCGACTCGCTCACCCGAGCATTTGCGGAAGCGCGCGAGCTGGCCGGAATCACTGGCGACGATGCACCGACCTTTCATGAGATTCGAAGCCTCGCCAAGCGGCTCTATGAAAAGCAGGGAGGCATCGACACCAAGGCATTGCTTGGTCACATGACAGAGACCGCCGCCGATCTGTACGCAGACAGCCGTGGAATCGAGCCGATCCGCGTCAAAATCGGCGCCTGAGTTTTGAACTCATTTTGAACAAATTTTGAACACACCAAGCCAGGTAAGGCTTTGCTGGACGAACCACAGTTCTGAAACAAATATAGCAATGAAGCCGGATTTTTCTATGTGAATCATCGACTTGCAGCGTTTTATAGCCCCAAAAAATGGTGCGAAAACGTCCTATCGCGTCGTATACAAATCAAACAGTTACATAGTGTTTTGAACAGTCTTTAAAGAAACTCGCTAACCCGCTGGCTGCCAGTCATCACTGCCAGTGAAATGGGCGAATGGCCTGAATCGTGTAGACTGCGCGCGATACCAAAAAGCTCAGACGATGAACGATCAGCCGCCCCTTTACATCAAGATTGTCGTCCGGTCCGCGGGCGCAGTGTCCGTCGCCTCCATCCTATGGATGCTGTCAGGCGCGCAGATCCCGACCGAGACATGGATGATCAGCGGCGCCGGCATCCTCCTGTGGGTGTGGAGTGAATGGGACTGGTGGAAGCGCAAATGAAAAACCGAAACTTCGGGCTGGACGTGGTTCGCATGTTCGCCATCCTGCCGGTGCTCGCCGTGCACTACTCCGCGTTCGCGCTCAAGGATGTGCCGCAACTGATCTACGTTACCGGCGATCTTGGCGTCGAGATATTCTTCGCGCTGAGCGGGTTCCTGATCGGCGGGATTATCCTGCGCGACTTCGAGCGCGGCTTTTCGTGGCGCGTCAGCCTCAATTTCTATGTGCGCCGGTGGATGCGCACGCTGCCGCTCTACTACGTCTTCTTCGTGGCATCGGCATTCGTCACCATTTACGGGCTCACGCTGGACAAGGTGTGGTCCGCGAAGTGCCTCGCTTACCTCCTGTTCCTGCAAAATCTCGCGTGGCCGATGCTGGCCCAGTGGTATCACGAGAGCTGGTCACTGGCCATCGAAGAGTGGTTCTATCTGATCTTCCCGGCCATGTTCGCGGTGCTCGTCGGCGTGCCGGCGCGCGCGCGGATTCTGGTTATCGCGGTGACCCTCATCGTCGTCCCGCTCGCCCTGCGCATATGGTTCTACGATCCGAGCACGGATTTTGACCTGTACGTGCGCCGCATCGTCGCGCTGCGGCTCGACGCCATTGCCTTCGGGATTCTGGCTATCTGGGCCGTGCGGACGTTCCCGGCCGGCATGCGTTACTGGAAGAACGTGATCGGCCTCGCGGGCGCTGCTGGCGTGTTCGCAACCATCCAGATACTGATGGGCCGGATTGACGTCGGCGTGTTCTTCCTGCGCACGTTTTCTTTCTCGCTCGCCTCGGCGTCCTTCGCGGCTATTGTTGTGTGGGCGTATTTCCAGTCATGGGCGCATCTGGAAGCGGGCGGGGAATCGAAGGTGATCGGCTGGTTCAGCACCCGGAGCTATGCCCTGTATCTGTGTCATGGCAGCGTCGTGCGGACCATGCTCCGGCATGGATGGTTTGCCGAACGCCCGGTCGTCTCGTTTCTAATCTTCGCGACCGCGACGTTGGTATTGGCAGAGGCGGCGCACCGGCTGATCGAACAGCCATTCATGCACCGCCGGCCACGAGAGATTCACACGGCGATTAGCGGACGCGTCGTGCGCGAATAACTCCGGTAGCTGTCAGCGTGCTCGTGCTGAAACTTGCGGCGGCAGTCAGAAAAACTGTGGTGGACCCTGATACATTGAACCGCTGTACCGGCGCTACCAGTGAAAGGTTGTTCGATGCCGCCTGGGTAGCGCTGTTTATCGCTCTGATACCGTTAGCTCCATTCGCCCCTGTCGTCGTCGTAACCGTAGTTTGGGCGATTGTAATTATCGTGCCGGCAGCTGATATAAATTCGACGTTCCCGCTCACGTCCCAATCACCCGCAGTCAGCACGATGCTCGTGATATTGGCAGTCGTCCCACTGGTCAGGGAAACACCAGTTCCGGTGGCCGTCAGGAACTCGCCAACGCTACCCGCATTCGCATTGTCAGCCGCGGTTGTTCCTTTGATTCCAACCGTGCTCGACGGAGAGATCAGACCTGACGCAGAGAGCGTCGTAAATGATCCTGCTGTTCCAGTAACGCTGCCCGAGAACACCACGTTGCCGGCGTCGTCCATCGACATCGGCGTCGCGCTGTTCGTGCTGTTGACGATCTGGAATGCACCATTGAACGCGCGGATAAACTTGTTCGGCGTTGTAACTCCGTTGCCTCCGAGGACAATCGCTGCGCCCGATCCGGTATTGCCAGTGGCGTTAACGACGATCGTGCCGCCGCTTGTCGCTGAATTCGTGATCGTTAAGACACCCGTCAGGTTGGGCGACGCAGACGGCGCCGCACCAGTCACGTTCGCAACCTGCACATTCGCCCATGCGGGCGCGGTCGATGCCCCCGTCGAGATGATCGCCTGGCCTGAACTCGATCCGGCCGGATTGAGCAACTGCACCGGGTTGAGCGTGGCTCCGAACGAGGAAACAGAAGCGCATGCCAGCGCGAGAGCGGTGAGGATTCTTTTCATGGTCATTTACCGTCAGGAATTACGGCGTCGTCGCCGATAGTTGATGTGAGAGCCTTGTCGCAGTGGCCGCGGTTGATCCAGTTCAGCGCCTTGCAGAGGATGCATCCCCATCGGCGGCCGGCGTTGCGCGCCTTTGCTGCGCGCTCACTGATCGTTTCGTTTGGCGAACCTGCTGCGAGCGTGTTGAGCGCCTGGTCGAGCAGGATCAGCCAGTTCATCAGGTAGCGAAGAATCAGGTTCATTGAGGCGCCCCCGGCGTGGATTGAGCGAGCAACTCCGTCTTGCGATCACTCGACTGGCTGCTACCGAAGTAGTAAGCGACGACCGCTGACCACGAAGCTCCAAGGGCTCCCAGCATCAGCATCAGGGCGTCGTGCGCTTCCTTCTGGATCGGATAGAACATCATCAGCGCGAGGCAGCCGAAGAAACCAAGCGTGACGAAGACAGCGAGAAACGGCGCCGTCATGCTCTTGGTGCTGATCTGCATGGCGCGTGCGCTGGCGCGGTCCTGAACTGCCAGAGAAGCAAGCGTCTCCGTGTTCTTGAATCCGGCCTGCGCCATTGCGAGCGCATAGTCCTGATCTTTGGCCCTCATGGCTGCGAGCTGCTCAGGCGTCGCACCACTGATCGCCGCGGCGAGTGATGCTTGACGATCATCAGTCGATGCATCGGGTTTGGGTGTGATGCCGAATACGCTTTCCAGCGCAACTACAGCCCCGCCAGCCAGCGGGCCGCCGAGTGCTGTAGCGATCGTTGGAGCCAGTGTCTTGACGACGTTCAATGCTGATGTCCAGGCGCTCATGACGCGGCCCTCCGCAGGTTGCCGGCGATACGGTTCGCCCATCCTTTACCGAAGCTCTCGAAAGCAGCGAGGCTCGTGTAGTAGAGAAGTCGCGAGGCGTTGAACAGGATGATGAGTTTCATTGGATCTGCCGCGCGCACTGCGCCGACCGTGATAGAGCCAATCACGCCGTCAGCCGTGACGCCGGCCGCCTGCTGAAGCCATTGCGCCGGGTGCCCGCCGTTGTATGCGGCGTCGAACACCTGAAAGCCAATGCGCGGGTCGAACTGGTCGCACTGATACGCATCCCAATAGTTCTTCTTCGCGATTGCCTTGGCAGTCTCGAGCGGAAGGTCTTTCATATCGCCGGCATAGCCCCATGCGCGCGCGACGCGGGCCGTCACTCCGAACATGGTTTCTCCACCAGGATCGGCCGGGTTGTTCACATAGCCGCCCTCATTGCCTATAAGGGCCGAGAAAGCGTCATCGAAGGCGCTCATTTCTGGCTCCTGTATTTGCGGATCGAGATATAGGTCTGAACGACGCTATAAATGGTTGATGCGAGTAACGCGAGGCCGGACAGCGTGATGCTGTCGAGCGCATGGCCCATTACCACCCCGACCCAGGCCGGCGCCGTCTTTGCGGCGGCGACAATTTGTTCTTTGTAATGATCCATTGTCGGCCGTCCTTTAAGGCGTATAGAACTGGTTCAGATACCAGATCGACGCGTATTTGAAGAACTTATAAATCGAAGATGCGGTAGTTGGTTGATTCACACTGTTGTGAATCGAAATGCCCAAACCATTGACGTACGTCGTGTTCGCGTTGCCGGACTGAACTGTGAATTCCTGCCCGTCGAATCCCCCGACAAAGTTGGTTAGGTTCGTCGCGCCTCCGTTCACAACGGTTGCCGCATCGAGCCCCATAATTAACGGGGCCGTCCCGGCGATGGCCGGAAGTGGAACTGGGTGTTTGTTTTTCCTGAATGACCAGCCAACATAATTCGCGCTCGGCCCCGACGCCTGGAACGCGTTACCGTTGACGCCAGTCAATTGCGAAAAATCGTTGTCGCAAAACTCGCAATTCAGGTAGGTCAGGTTGCTGCGAAACCCGATATTCAGGCCGAAAATCGTATGCGGCGTCGGGTTGAAGTCGATCACCCGGTTGCCGTTGATCTTGATGTTTTCGTATAGCGCAGTCGGGATACTTGCGGTCAACGTCGCATCGACCCAGATGCCGTCTTGAGATCCATTCCCGGCGAAGTTGCAGGAATCGATGATGTTGTCCACCACCGTCGCATTCGCGAGGTTCCCGCCGAGGTCAGTGCCGAGCTTGATGCCCTGCTGGGAAGAGAACCGGATGTAGTTGTTGCTGACGATGTGATTGGAGCTTACGTCGATGCCAAACAGGCCCGCGTAGATGACGACGTTGGAATCGAATACGAGCCCCTCGTTCGCACGTGTTCCATCCTGTCCGAGACCGATCCCGTCATTGCCTGCGTTGCGGTTGTCGTAGCAGATGTTGTTGGAGACCGTGATGTACTGATCCCCTGCGCCGACCACTATCATGAAACCGTTCTCTGCCGCGCTGCTGACGATATGGGTAGGAGGCGTGGCGCGGTTGACGTAGTTGCCCTCGATGACAACGTACTGCGCCACCGTGAAATTGCTGATGTTGGAGTTGTAGCCCGTCTGGATTGCGCTCGAGCCGCAACTGATGATGGAGTTGTCCTTGATCTCCCCATTCGTCGAGCAATAGGCGGTGATGCCGCCCCACCCGATATTTTCCAGCCGGTTGCGGTTGAACCTGTAGTTCGACACGCTGCCGGTCGCCGGATTGAGGATGATGCCGTTGTAGATGAAGTTGCGGATATAGCAGTTTTCGACAAACAGGCCGGACACCGGCAAGGTATTCGAAACCGCTCCGAAAGCCTGCGCGGCGTTGTTCGCGATATTCCCGTCCATGCCGAGATCACGAATGCCACAGTTATTGCCGTTCAGGATAAAAACTGCATTAGGATTGAAGCCGTTGAAGCCGGTCGCATTCGACGGGACAGTAACTGTCGTGGCGTACATCGAATCGCCGCAGATCGTCACGTTCGACGGAACCACGATTGACGATGAAACCACTGTCGTGCCATGCGGGATAAACACCGTACCGCCGCCCCTCGATGAGGCATAGACGACCGCCGCGCGAATGGCGCTGGTATCGTCCGTGACGCCATCGACCTTGCCGCCAAAGCGCGGGTCAGTCACGTCGATGAAGTTGTTGATGCGGTTGTAGAGCGCGCTGCCGCTGGAAACAGAGGCGTCGGTCACTGAGCCGGGGTTGGGAGTGCCGATCGCGATGGTTGTCCCGATCTTGACGTTGACCTCTTGCACGCCCACCGGGATCGGACTGTTGAACGTGAGCGTCGTCCCTGAAACCGACATCTGGTCGTCGGCCTGATATGCAGCGTCGAAGAACACCCACATGTTCGCCGAAGCGCCCGGCGCGATCGGAAGGGTCAGCGTTGTCGTCACCCCCGGAGTAAAGTTCGTGCCGCTGACATACTTCGCATCCGTGATGTTGCCGACCAGACCAGAATTGGAATCCTCCGTTACCTGATCCCAGACCGTGACACCCGACGAGTCCTTAACGATCTGGCGATAAACGCCCGAGCCCCAGATCAGTGCCTGACCGCGGCTGTCGAGCGTGACAGGATTGGTGTTGGCAATCGTGCCTGCCGCGTCCTGATATGTCGGCTTCGGGTTCAGCGTGCCGGGGAAATAGAACCCCACTGTGCCGCTTGCCAAGGGAAGCCCGTTCTGGTCAATGAACTGCGACTTCGCGTTCGGGAGGATTTGCATGTGGGCCTCAAAACAAAAAAGCCACCTCTTTGGGTGGCCTATAATGAAAAAGCCCTCACAGGGAGGGCTTCGGAGATTTCAATGAATAGTGATCAGTTCTGGAGTACGGTATTCAGGACACTGGTTTTCTGTCTGCTTGTCGTCGTTATCCCCCCGATATACCGTCGGCTATTGCGGGCGTGTGACCGCATTGACGAGCGCATTGCCCGCCGGCGCGGCGAGTGGGACCCCGTACTTGGAAAGCGCATTCCCTACTGGGACCGCGAACCCGGGGCGCGCCGTAAGTAGGGCTTGCGCGGTCTTCTGCCCCATCGCTGTATAAGGAAGCGCCCCGACGCCCATCGCAGCAGCAAGAGGCGCGGTATAGCCAGGCACGAAAGCCTGCCCAAGCGCAGCCGGTCCCATCAGAGCTAGTAGCGCGCGCCCTGGAGTGCCGGAATCAGGATATTTCGCCCCGAGGACCGACTGTCCCGCGCTAGAAAAGTCCTGCATGAGCGCATTGCCGGTCGCCGTTGCCCCCTTGCCTGCCGACTTATCGGCGCCGCGCACAGCATTGTTCAATTGGGCGGCTGTAAAAACGCCTTCATTGTTCATTGCACCTTGTGATCCGGCCGCCGCGCGCAAGCGCACGAAGTTGGCATAAGCCGCATTGGCCTTCGCGAGGTCTTGAACAGCATCCGAGGCGTTGTTGCGCGGCAATGACTGCTCGACAAGATTTTTCACCTCGCCGATTGCCTGCCCGAGCTGCTGATTATCGAATGACGGATCGCCAGATAGCCCCCGAGAGATTCGGCCGAGTTCGCTCTGTACGCCCTTCAGCGTTGCGCCATCCATTTCGCCCTGCGGCGATAGTTTGCCGACGATCTGGTTTTTAACCACGTTCATGAACTGCGACTGCTGGGCCGGTGGCAGGTTCTGCGCCAGCCCAGCAAGGTTGCCGAGATCCGACTGGAACTGTGGGTCAGCCTTAAACGTCAGCTTGGAAAGCGCGTCGTCGTAGGCATTGCTGATCGTCTTTTGAACTGCTGCCACGCCTTCATTACCGATCGGTCCGTCATAGGTCTGCCCGAGCGGCTTCAACACTTCGTTGTAGGTCGCCTTATTGAACCCCTGAACTGCACGCTGCTGTCCGTTCTTGATCATGTCCCCAAGAAATGGAACGCTGGTCAATTTGGATTCTGTGCGCGCGGCTGCGCCTCCGAGAATCTGACCTGGGGTAAGCGGTACGCCGGCATCCAGCAATTTTTGTTGCGCGGCACCGACAGTCGGCGAGATAGCGCCACCAATTGCACGCATGAGCGGGTTCGCAACTCCTCCAACGATCGCCCCAGTTCCCGCCTGCTGGAGCTTCTGGCTCGCGTATCCTTTGGACGTATCCGTCACGGGCTCGATCAGGCTATTGGCAGCCCCGGATAGTGCGCCGGCGCCGATCCCGCCAAGCAATCCACCACCGGTCGGCATCGCAGCAGCCAACGGAATGGAGCCGATAGCGTTCCCAACGCCGCGGCCTACATCTACCCCTGTCCCGCCATTTGCGGCGCGTTGAGCGGCATATTGAGCATCCTGAGACTGGATGGTCTGATCGATCTGCGGGACAGCCGCGTTCAGATCTTTCGTGAACTGGGCATCGGGCGCGATCTTGTTGGCAAGCCATGCACCGCCATGCGCAAGGGACTGGACGCCTCCCTTGATGGCATCGCCGATACCCATCGTGACCGAGCCGGGAGCCTGCCACGGCTGACCAGTCACGGTTGGTTGAGCAGCATCCGGTTGGGGCGCTGCTGCCTTCGGTGCATCCTTGGCCGACATCACGCTATTCGCCATCGCGAGCAGAGGATCGTCAGCGGGCTGTGTCGATGCCGTGGCAGACGTGGTCGACGAAGAGGCGGCTGGCGAGCCCGCCATGACGCCGTGAGCCATATCCAGCAAGGGATCGCCTGTGGTCGACGACTGCGCGGGCGTGGGTGCTGACTGCTGCGGTTTTGCTTGCGGCATGATCTGTTGTCCAGTAGCCGAGATGACGGGCGCGCCCATCTGCTGCGGTCTGAGTTCGGCAGCGTTGGCAGTCCCTGAGATAGCCGACGCAATCGCGTCCCCGAATTTCCTCACCATTCCAACGGCGCCAGCCAGCTTGTTTGCATAAGCCGAATCTTCGGCATAGCCGCCTGCCTTAAGCGCTTTGCCGTATGCAGACGCATCAGAACCCGCTCCTACGGCTCCCTTGTAGTTGCTGCTGATCAGGTTCGCGAAGTCGTTGCCGAACGCCTGCGGGTTCGCATAGGCGCGGTACTGGTCATTTGAGCCAGTCTGGTTATCCGTCGCGGCGACGCCCGGCCCCTTGATGTTGCCCAGATTGTTCGTGCCCGGGATTACCGACTTGCCCCATCCCGTCTCAAGTCCCCATTGCCCGAGCAGCACATCAGGAGCGACACCGATCCTCTGGCCGACGCTCGCCGCGACCGGCGCATATTGCTGGATGAACCCTTGAATGTCCGGCATCAGAACGCCCCGAGCGCCTTCATGGCCTGATAGTCCTTCGTCCACTGCTGAAGCTTTCCTTCAGTCTTCAGCTTCTGCATGGCGGCCTGTTGCGCGGCGGGGTCACCGAGCGAGCGAACATAGGACACGTCGGGATTGAACGACTGGTTCCACTTCGTTTCGAACTGCGGGAGCGCGCTCGTGTTGTTGCCGTTCTGCGCGAGGAAGTTGGTGGTTGCCTGCTGACGGTCTAGAACAGCCTGTTGCAGACCCTTCACGTGCTGGATCGACTCGAGCAACGCCGGCGCGTTCATATGTGCCGGGTCTGGTTGGCCTGCCTTCGCCGCGGCAAGACGTGAATCACTGCCTGATAGACCGAGCGAGGATGCAGCCTGATCGGCGGCGCTGTTCAGATAGTTCACGAGAAGCTGATTGTTCTTGACCGAATCCGATCCGGCCTGAATGCCGAACGTGTTCAGCAGTGCGGGGACATTCAGCGCCGCGGCTGCGCCCTTGCCTGCGATCGTGCCTTGCAGAGCCTGCGCCGCCATGTCGTAGGTCTGCATGAGCGGCTTGGCCTGGCTTGCGGCCTGCTGAAGCGAGCTATAGCGTTGACCGGCAGCATCAGCGATACCCTGCGCGCCCATTGGGGGAGCCGTCTGATAGCCGCCGCCTTGCTGCTGCGGAACCTGACCGGAATCCATTTGGCCCTTCGTGTACGTGACCTGCTGGCCGCCCTGGTTGATCGTGACCCCGGGCGCAAGTGCTTCACTCCTGGAGAGACCGTTCTGGACCGTATAGCCGACCGTGCCGACGCCGCCACCAGCCGCTAGCGGATTCTGATTTACCGCAACAGTCGCCGGACCTGTGTTGACCTGCGCATACTGCGGCAGCATCGCGTGTAGCTGCGTCTCGCCGCTGAGTGCCGACATGTAGTGCTGCTGCACCCAGCCGCGCAATGCCTGCGGATCTTGCGGCATCGACTGCATTTCAGCCTGATACACCTGCGGCGTGATCGCACCGGCCTGCAATTGCGTCGTGGCGAATCCCTGAACGTCCTGCGGAGACAGATCGGGTTTCGTCAAAAGACTGCCGAGGCCCTGACGCAAACCGCTTTGCGCCTTGATCGATTGATCAAGTTGGCCGGTTTGCAGAGTCTGTTGCTGTTGCTTCTGTGTATTGATGCCCTGAATGACCTGTGGCAGGTTGTACGCGGCGGCTGGGTCCTGGCTAAGGATGCCGACGAGCTTGTTATTGTCTACCTGCCCGGTCGTCGGGTCAGTTGCCTGCTGATAGGCGGCGGAGGTGGCGCGGTTGGCGTCGAGTTGCTGTTGCTGCGCGAGGCCGCTGGCATTGAGTGCGCGGAACTGCGCAACGGATAGCGCCTGCTGAAGCGGATTGATAGGCTTCGGGGCGTTCGCGTTCAGGGCGATTGATGGATCGATGGGCATTTTTGTCCTTTACACCGTGAAGCCATATCCATTGCTGCCGGCGGCCATGCCGGCGCTACTTGGTGCCGCTGCAGCGCTCGCATTGTTCTTCAACAGGCCATATGTAAGTGCGCTATTGCCGATCCCATTCAGACCACTCGCCAGAGCATTTGCACTGCCGATCGTTCCGGCCGCCTGCGCGTTCGCTCCGCTCGTGAGCGTGTTTCCAATGTTGCCGACCGCCTGCGCTCCGAGAGAACCATTCGTCGCCGCCGCGTTCTGGCCGCTGCCAACGATGTTCGTGAGCCGGTTGACGTTGTTCGCCGCGCTGCTGTAGTTCGTGTTGAACGTCTGCAACGCGCGGTTGAACACATCGTTGTACGTTGAATCGGCCAGCCCCGTCGCATAGCTCGCGGCACCCTTCATCGCAGCACCAGAGACGCCAAGCCCCCGCGCGGCCGCGCTGTTCTGCACCGCTTTCAGACCTTGCTGCTGCGTGAACTGATAACCGGGCGCCGACATGGCATCGGCGGTATTCGGCGCAGTGAACTGCTGCGTCAGCATCGGGTTAGAAAGCGCCGTCTTCAGCGGATTGATATAGCTCGCGCCCAGATCCATGTATGGCTTCAGATTTTGCTGCGTCTGTTGCCATTGATCGTTTTGCAAGTCCGCCGAATATTTCGCCGCGTCCGACTGCGTATTTGCCGCGCTCTTTGATGCGCTGGAACTCATGGCGCTGGATGCCACGCCCCCGACGACTGCTGCGCCGGCTACCGCTGCTGCGACCATGATTTAATCCCCCAGCCACTTTTCGTAGGTAGTCTCGACAGGTTGGAAGTCGAGAAACTTGAACAATGCAGACGCGTCATGCTGAACTTTGCTGCCGATCGCCCACCGCCTGACGCCGCGGCGCTTCAGTTCCTTTTCGACGAAACGGAACATGCGCACGCCAGCGAGCCCAGTCCGTTTGTCCTCGCGCACGAAGAAAATGTCGGGCGAACATGTCAGGCAGTCGCGGTAATGCAAACCCGGCGCGATGAAGCAAACGAAGTACGCAACGATCTCGCCGCGCTCGCGCCCGATGACCATCATCAGAGAGCCGTCAAGCTCCCGCGCGCGGTAGACCTCGACCATCGGATCGAGCGGCACACCGTGATCCTTGTGCGTCGAGATTTCGCCGTAATGCTTGCGCAACAGCGGCAGCAACTCGGCATAGACGCCAGAGAACGGCTCGATACTGAACGTGATCATCGCGAAGTCCGAATGTCGATGACCATAGAAACGCGGTCGTCCGAACTGTTGTTGATGACCTCGTGAACCTGGCTGTTGTCGAACCAGAAGCATTCGCCAGTGATCATGTTGATCTGCTCGTCACCAGCCTTCAGCACAGCGCCGGGAAGTCCATGCAGCACGATATGGAAGCGCGTGTAATAGCTCGTCTGCTCGGGCGTGTCCGGGTGCGGAAAGATGCGGCCGCCGGGACAAATCTTGTTGATCATCACGCGGCCAAGACGCTCACCGCCGACGCGCGCCATCAGATTCATGACGAGCGTCCGCGCTTCATGCAGGACCTTGTACGCGGGATAGTCGATCGCCTCGTACTGGTCGTATCCGGCCAACTGGTTCTGTTTGTACAGTTCGATCTGTTCTTCCGTCAGCCCTTCGACCTTCTCCGGGAAGCGCAGCATGATCGTCTCTGTTTCGCCGAACGGACCTTGCGGGTAGTGGCGAAGAAAAGTGTCCTCTTTCCAGAGATCGGGACGACGGCGGATAGCCAGCATCAGCGGATTGACATCAACGCCGTTTGCGAGGAAGTGGAAGTTTTTCATTTAGCTCGGCACGTATTCAATGCCGCTGACGTTCAGCGTGCAGGCGAGGCCATCGGCGAAAATCTGCGTGCTGGGCTCGAGCTTGTGATTGATGACTTCGGGAATCGAGACCGTCACGCCGGCGCCGACAACCTTGCTGCCGATCTTCGTCGGCGAGCCCGCTGTGCCGCCGTTCGGCACCTTGTAGATATTGACCGTCACCGGCGATCCAGTGGGATTCGACACGCTCACCGCGTGGACAGCGCCATAGGTCGATGTTGGCGTCGTGTAGTAGGCGACAGCAGAGCCCGTCAGGGTCTGCCCTGCCACCATTTCCCGATATTTCGTCGTCATGCTTTAGCCTCGCGCATAGACTTTTGACACGCCGACCGGAATGGCCGAAGTGAAGGTGATCGTGTTTCCCGATATGCTGTACTGGTCCGTGGCCTGGAACGACGCATCGAAGTGCACGAGAACTGAAGCCTTCGACGCGTAGACCTTTGAAAGCGTCAGCGCTGTCGTAGTGCCGGGCGTGAAGTTCGTTCCGGCGGTAAAAATGTCCTCGACCGGATCGGATGCAAAGGCAGGTATCGCCACAGCCTCCGGAGGAAAGTCAAATGCTGCTGGTTGCCAAGCAACCGGTGCAGGCGCGTCTTCAGCGGGCGCGAACAGCGGATAGATGGCCTGAGCGTCGATCAGTGGCGAGTAATCGATCTGCGTGCTGGGTGTAGGAGTACCACCGCCGCCTGAACGCTGGAACAGCGCAAGCAGGAACGCCCACCATACCGGGCTGATTGGCTCGGGTCGACCGACGAGAAACGACGCGCTCGGCTGCGGGATATTCGCGTTGGTCGCCTCGGTCACGTGCGCGCCCTCGACACGTCAACCCATGCGCCATTCAATGCAGTTTTCACCGGCGCCGACCACGACAGTTCGAACACGCGGTCACGCGCATAGCCGAGCCGCTGATACTGGATCGATGTCAGATAAGCACCAACCTTCCCGAGCGATCCCTGAATGTAATTCCCCCAACTGCGCCCGCGGTCATCGCTCCAGCGAAGTCTGATTTCCGGCTCTGCTGAGTCATCGGGTAGCCCATTGCCGACTTCCATATCCGCGATGAACTGGCGGAACATGACGCGGTTTCCGTCGCCACCCAGGATATGCGGGAAGGCGCGGATATACTCCATCGTCACGCCGTTATCGGTGTAGGCGTTCTGGTCAAGGGCATAGACCGCGCCCGTTTCCCAATCGCCGACCAGATTGCGGCCGTTGTTGAATGAATGGCAGTTCATCCGGTGCCGGCTCAGTGTGCCATCGTCTTCCAGATAGGCTCGCTGATGCCATTGCTGCGTCACGACGTCAAAGCACCAAGTGGCATTCGCAGTCGGGAACGTCAGCACATAGAAGGCGTGGCCGCCCTGCTGATACGAAAATCCTATCGCGTCATCCACGCGCGAATACTTGGAAAATTCCTGCTCGATCGAATGCGTTGAGATGCGCTCGGCCATGTAATTGCGGCCGGCGAAAACGACGTTCTGACCTTGCAGGTCTTTCCCGAGCCAGAATAGCGCCAGATCGATCTTCGCGACCGAGTGTTTCGCCGCGCACCCGTGCTCGATGAACACGCCAGGCATGCGGCCAAACGTAAAATCCGTCGCGCCGGTGTTGTACCAGACCTCGGTCGTCAGTTCGCCGAACAGCCAGATTTCACGGTGCATCACGGCGAGCGTGACCAGGTTGTCGGAATAGGTCGATTTCGACGCGATGTCGAGCGGATCGAACGCCACGCTTCCGAACAGCGAGATAAAGAACTGCGTAGTCCCTGGCCGATTGAACAGGAAATAGCCGTCAACCAGATCGACCTTATCCGCGCCGTAGAACGCCGGGTCGGAACACAGCGTCATCACATTCGATGACAGGTTTATCGTGAACCCTGCCGCAGTGCCGTCAACGATGAACACATCGGTTCCGTTGTCCACCATCGATACCGGACCAGAACGCGACGCCAGAACGCCCATGAGCGTGTAGACGTTCGTCGAACTGACCGAATACACGTTCTGCCCGACTGCCTCGTAACGGTTGCCATTGCTCGCCGTGTAGATGCAGCGGCTTTCGCCTGCGTCGGGCGGGGTCGATACCAGCGTCAGGCCCGGCGTCGGGTAGTAGGTGAACGGACACGGTGCGTCTTGAGGATTCGCCTCTGCGTACAGGTTCACGCAGCGCTGAGCCTCGGCAATAACGCTGCGCGTCTGGTATGCGCCGGTTGTGAGCGGGACTCGCATCAGTTGCTCGAGTTGTCGCTGTAGATGTTGTAGCGCGATTTCGTCATCAGTCCGCGCGGCATCGTCAAAGACGGAATCTGCGTGTTCATGCGCTTGATCACCCGCTTCGCGTTCATCGCGAGCCGCACCAGCGAGGGCGGCGGCTCAAGCTGATAGGACGGGCACAGGTAGATCCCGAGGTTGTAGCGCAGCGCGGCGAGATACGGCGGCGGCAGATTGATGACAGTGGCAGCCGTGGGAAGCTGCGGCAGCGTCTCCATCGTCACGATGTGCAGCTCGTAGCTGCTGTTCGGCACCGGATAGAGGAACAGGTTGCCTAGCGGAAATGCCGAGTCATAGAACGCATACTCGGGGAACGACGACAGCGTTTTGAGGCTGATGCGCGAATAGTCCTCGCGCGCGTCGATCATCGTGATTCGGTAATCGACAGCACTTCCCGCGCCGCTGCTTTGCAGGCGAGCGTATGCCGCGTTGATCTTGACCGGGCGCGTGACATTGAAGTCGCCACCGAGACCGACCGTGTAGGAAACTGACCCGTTCGCCTGATGCGCGGTATCGACCAGGTGATAGACGCTCAACCGCTCCGCATCCCACTGGCCGAGCATCATGTTCAGCGTCGCGAGCGCGTCGGCCGTATCTTCGGCCGAAATGGCCTGCCCGATGCCGACCGCGCCGATATCCTTCAGCGCCATCATGAACAGATCAGTTCCGGTCGTCACACTGCCTCCAGCGCCGTGCGGATCTTGTCAGCCGACCAGCGCTTGTCGATCTTCACGCCCTTTTCCTCGGCGATCTGGATCAGTGCCGCACGTTCGTCGGTCTGCTCGGGTTCAAGCGCGGCCTCTTCTTCACCGCTGTTCACGAGCTTGCCGCCGACCCACTTCGGGTAGTGCTGGAACGTTTCGGAATCGACATGCACTTTCGGCGGTACATGCTTGTAGTCCGACCAGCCTTCACCGAGCGCTTCGAGTTCCTCGCGTGAATGCACAAGGCGTTCTTCCTCGCCTTTGCGCGTCCACTTCGGGAACTCCTGATATTCGTAGGGCATGAGCCACTCCAGAAGGATGCAGGGGCCGCACGTTATTCCGAACATGACGGCCCCTTGTTCAATCAGCCGGCGATACGGCAGGCGAGTTCCTGATAAATCGGACGCCATCCGTACAAAACGTCGATACGGCAAGGGAACGTGTCCGTGCCAATCGCGTACTGACGCACGATCCGCATGGAGATGCCCTTGTGATTGCGGCGGCCGGCGAAGTCCACGCCTTCCGGCATTTGCAGGTCAGCCGTGGCGAGCGTGAAGGCGTTCTTGTGGTACGCCAGGTTCACGGTGTACTGCGTGCCCGCGGCAACGTCCCACGTGACGACAGCAGCGTTCGCCGGGCCGGCCGAGACCGTCTGGTACTGCTGGTTCGACGCGGCCGTGTTGATCGCCGGGAAGATCGAGAGCGTTGCATTGCCCGAGCCGTCAGCCGTCGCCGCAGCCGTCACGGTGAACTGACGCAGCACGCGCGTGGACTGACGCGATTGCGGGTTCACTGCGAAGACGCCAGCGATGGTGAACGTGTCGCCCGCGGCAACCGTGCCAGCAGCGCCGAGGCCGGTCACGAGCAGCGTGCTACCCGTTTGACCTGCGCCCGAGACCGTGCCGTTGGTGCGCGTGCCTGCGGTCGCCTGACGAATGTTCTGGTCCATGCCGATGTCGAAGCCCAGCGCCGGAACGAAGATGCCGCTTTCGTACTGGTCACTGATTGGGCGCGGCGCGTTGAAGAGACCTGCGGCAGCCTTGACCATCGAGCCGTTTGCAGCCGGGTCCCACACGACCGTACGCTGACCGTCGCGCGGCGTGGCTTCCTGATCGAGGCGCGTGCCGGCAGCGAGCAGCGTCGCGATGTCGTTCGGCGTGGTGCCTGCGGTGCCGACCTGGTTCGCGACCGACGTGTACAGACCGAGGCCGTCGAAGTCGATCTTGTTCGCGATGGTCGCCATTGCCGGTTTCAGGTAGCGATCGGCGAAGTCGTCGATGTTCAGCGTGAGTTCCTGCGACGAGAACGTGAAGTCAACGTGGAACTGCGTGTCGAGCGTGACCGGCACGACGGTTTCCACCACGTTTTCGATCGCGAGCGCGGGGCCAGTCGTACCGACGAAACGCACCGGCTTGCGCACGTTCACGGTCGAGCCGACCTTTGCGCCCTTGACGGCAAACTCGTCGCTGTATTCCTTGTTGACCCGGCCCGAGAAGGCCAGGTTGTTTTCAAGGATCATCAACGACTTGTCGAGGATCTTGCTGGTATTGAGAAGGGTATTAGCCATTTTTCAGCCTCATTTGGAGCCGTGTTTCTTCCACCACGCGATCTGCTCTGCGGCCGAGGCGAATTCCTCAGGCTCGACAGGCGACGACCGTCCGCCGATCGGGTTGATCGGTGCGGGGGCGTTGGAAACGGGTTTGGGTTTCGCCTGACCGACCGTCGTCTCGAGACGGGCCAGTTCAAGCGCCATGCGCAACGGAGGAAGGGACAGCAAGCGTTCAGCGACTTCCGGGTTCTGGCCGAGGTGATGAAGCACCTTGTGGCCGGCATCCATCGCAGTCACGGCTTCGAGAAACTCGGGCGATGCGCCGCCGAGCATCTGGAACGTGCGCAGCGACGAATCCCAATCGGGAAATTCAGTCTTGCCCGCGTCAAAGACCTTGTTGCAGGCATCGTTGAACTTCTCTTCCTGGATCAGGCGCTTGGCTTCGGCCCGAATCTCGTCAGCGGTCATCTGCTTAGGCTGAGACTGGCTGTCTGCCGGCTGCTGGTACTGCCGCAACCGCGCTTCGAGTTCTTCGCGCTGTCGTCTTTCCTCGTGTTTCTCCCGCGTGAGCTGGTCAATGCGCCGTTGAACCCAGTCGTTCTTGGGCTTTTCCTGCTGCGGCTGCTCGACGTTCTCTGCGGGTTGCTCGGCGCCCGGTTCCGTGCTGACTTCAGCGGGCAGTTGCGCCTGTTCCGTGGAGGCCGTAGGCGTGACGTTCTCTACTGCTGATGCGTTCTCATCGGTTTGCATGGACGTATCCAAGGATTGAGCCTCGTGATGCCGCACGAGTACGGAAAGCAAAAAGGCCCGCTTCTTTGGAAACGGGCCTTCTGGAAAGCTGTGGTGCTGATCTATACTTCTGTCAGGACTCAGGGTCTGGGGCGGTGCTAGCCCAAACCAGATTCGCGAGTAGTGTCATTGGTGTACACGCCGGGATAGCCCGGAGATTGCGGGTTCGATTCCCGCCTCGCCGAGTCCTCCCCTCTTAGCGCTGACCGCCGATGATGTACTGCTCACTCGTCGGCACGATCGCGCCGGCCGTCGTGTTCACGAACTGGATTGCCAGAGTGTTCGCCGCCGAGACGCGCACATTGCCGATCGACAGACCTGCTTGATGCGACGCCTTGTTGATGTCGAGCGAGTCGCCGACTTGCAGGCCGGTAACCGTGAACGTCTGCTCAGCCGTCGTGTTGGCGCCGACCGATGCGGGCGTCAGCGTCTGACGGATGATGAACAGCGTTGAGACTGGCGTCAGATTCGACGCGTCCTGCAATACACCGATATAGCCGGCCATGATCGAATCCCTATTGAGGTTGAGCGGGCAAAGAAAAACCCGCGCTCGGCGGGTTCGGTTGGGGTTGATTCTGCTGCGCGCTATCGGGCGGCAAGGGAGGATTCCCCTCTGGCGCTCCGGTCTGCATCATCTGCATGACGACCTGTGTGGCCACATGCGCGACGACTTGCGGGTCGAGCGGCTGACCTAGCGCCTGCAAGCGCTTCGTTTCAGCTTCGTAAGATTTGATGCGCAGTTCATCGGCATCCTTGCCTTGCTGCGCCTGTTGAAGCAGCGCCGATTGATGCTCGATCATCTGGCCCATCTGCTGCATCTTCTGCTCCATGTCCTGCTCTTGCGGGCTCGGACCTTCGCCAAGAATCGGCTTCGGAATCGTGCGATGCAGGCGCTCAGCAACTTCATCAGCCATCGGGAAGTCAGCAGCCTTGAACAGCAGATCGCCGGCCACCTTCATCAGGTCCTGATCCTGCGACATGATCTGCGTCAGAGCGTGGAAGGCTTCCTGCCGGCGCGTCTCATAGTTCGGGCCGACCTCTACCGTCACGTCATAGCGGCCAATGCCGGGGTTGTAGATCAGTTGCGCGGACTCTGCGGCTGTCGGCTTGTCGGCGCCTTGCGGAGGCATCTGCGCCGGCGCGCCGTCAGGCGTACCAACTGCATGCGGCTGCTCCGGATTGATCTGTGCGAAGTCCTCGCTACCGTCCTCACCGACGATGCGCACCACGCGTTCCGTGTCGTACACCTTCGGGATCAGGTCAACCATGATGCGGCCGGTGTAGCGGATTGCTCGAGCAACGTTGTCGATGAAGTGATACGTGGCCTTGTCGCCCTGACGTTGACGCGCGGCGATGGCCACACCGGCATCAGCGTTCGACGGCGCACCGAACTGCTCCTGATACTGACCCGAGGTCATCATCAGTTCCTGCTGAGCCGTTTGCATGGCTTGCAGGTACGCAGAAGCTCCTACAGGAGGCTGCTCGCGCATTGGGCGCTCTATCTGTGAGCCGTCCTCGCGCAGGCCGTTGTAGGGCAGATACGCCTTGTTGTCCTTGTTCGCGTTCGCCCACTCGTCTTCATAACCTTCCACCGCTTCGACAGCCGCGACATACGGCGTCTTGGTCTGCAACGCGATGTATTCGACGTTGGCCGAGGTCATGTAGTTGTACATGCGCTGGCCGTCTTTCATGTTGCGCGTGTGGCCCTTGCGCTCGACCTTGCCGTTGATGACGATTTCCTCGCCCACCACGCGCACGATCGGCAGATAGCGGCCAGGCCATTCCTTCTTGTCGATGATCTTGTCGCCGGCGATCTTGCACCACTTGAAATGCGGCTCGCTGATCTCGCGCTTCTTCACGCTCTTATCGTCGAGCAATGACTCGCGCTCTTTCTCGTCTGAGACCTCGGACAGCTTCATCGGCCCTTTGACCGGATGATTGATCAGCATGTCCTTCTTCTCTGCGCGGTAGAAGTATTCGCACACACGCACGTGATTCTTGTCGAGCCAGGGGTCCCCGGTCGCTTCCATCGGGAACGTCACGCTCGCCGGATCTTCCTCGGGATACATCGCCTCGTATTCTTCCTTCGGCACGTCCTCAAATACGAATCCGAACTTCGCATCAGCGCCGTCCGCGGACTGAATGTCCGGATCGAGATAGACGCACAGAGGGTCTTTCACGCGGCGAATGAATATTTCCTGCTCGAATGAGCCGTCGTGCGCATAGTCCGTAATGACGCGCCAGTAGCCCAATCCGCCCTGTACCGCGAACTCAGTCGCCGTGTCATATGCGATCTCGGCATGCGAGTTGTACTCGATGTGCCGCATGATGCCGTCGAGAATCTTCGCGATCTGCACATCGGCCTGACCGTCAATCGGCAGCGTCTTGATGCTCGGCTTGTT